CCGGACACCAACCGCCAGGCCTTTGCCCGGTATGCGTATAGGTTGCCGTTGGCCGTGTCCAAAAGCATCCAGGCATTGTTTATGCCGGACGGGTCTAACGTCGCTGTATCGCCTATTGCGCCACGATATACAAGGCCGTCGCCCGTGGTCTGCCAGCCTAAACGGGCTTTGTTGCCTGTTGCGGGGTATTGGGCGATCGCCTGGAGGGTGAACGCCATGAATAGTAAGAAAAGAATGTGCCTCATATGACTAAGCCTAATGCGTTATAGATGTTTGGTGTCGCGTCTGAATCGCAACCGGACGGGCAACCCATAGCGCTGCTATCGAAGTCAGGTAGGTTTGCCGCACAGGTGCATAGCCAGTCCTTCATGCGCTCTTGTTGCCTTGCTATGCGGGTGCGAAGGGTATCCTGATAGAACTTCACGCCGTCTATGCCGACGTTTGTGCCGTAGTCCTGGGAGTTGAGGTATAGGCCATTTGAACCTAACTGCATGACCACGAATGGCGCTGCCTCATAGATGCTTGCATTGCTGCATAGCGCCTTCAAGTGCGTGTTCCAAAGGGTCTGATATGCCGACGTGGTGAACGCGCTCGAATTGCCTTTTTCGGCCTGCAAAGCATCATAGAAGGTATCGCCCAAGATAGGCGCTACCCATGCCCACTCCGCTGCCTGGATGTGCGGAGAAAGCAGGGCGTTGTCCATGCGGATGTCGGTCGGACTTGGACGCGCTATGCCGCCCTGCGTTATTTCGGAAGCCTGGATAAGTGCCATATCAAGTGCTTTGTTGGGTTTGTTCGAGTTCTGCCTGCCTTTCCTCTGTGGACTTGAGCGTAATCGGACGGCGTACACCTTCCTCTGTCCATGTATCTACCACTTCCTGCGACATTTCGGGAAGTCCGGCCAGGGTACGGAAGAATGATTCATCAGCAACCTGTGCCGTGATTGCGCCCGCTCGAACGCCTACGCCGTAAGCATTGAACGTCTTTTCTATATCCACGTCTGATTCTCCGCTTTGCGCGTCTAATGGCCCATATCCAAGTACTTCCCGCTGTTCGTTCGTGGTCAGCACCGCTTTCGGGTCAATGTCGCCATAGAAGGATATGGGCAGGGTGTTCGATATACCTAAGTAGATGCCGCCCCAGGGTGCGCCCAACCATTCCGCGCTTTCACGCATGAGCGGATTCAAGAATCGGGATAGAAACATGTTTTGCCGCTGCTTTACGACGGTGTTCTGCAAGTACTCCAATTCACGCCGCATCTGCTCGTTCGTACCTAATTGTCCGGTTGTGGCGAAGCCCGCTAATGACTTGCTCCATCGGTTGGCTACCACGATTGCGCTCGCGGCCATTTCCTGCATGTCCAGGAACTCCCCGTCTTTTCGCGCGTCAAACGTTTGCACGTTGGCTTTCAGCGTTGGGTCGCGCAATATCTGCATGAACAGTTTGCGCTCGTTTCCGTTGCCCGTGAACTTATCCTCCATTTGCTTGAGGATAGCCTGTGCTTCTTCCTCCGTGGCGTTACCAAATAGCTGGATAAGTGCAGACGGCATAAAGCCGTTTTCCATGCTATTGATATTGAACGCGGCGATCCGGTACTCAATCTCTGCCCATTTCTTCGCGCTTATCCATTCCGGCAGTCCAAAGTATTGAAAGCCAGGTGCATACGTCTTTAGGTGTATTGCGCACCGTTGTACGCCCGTTTCGTCTGCTTCGCTCCAGGTAGGGTAAAGCGGTATTTCACGGAATCCCCACCGCTCAAAGGCTTTGCCGTCACTCGTTAGCGGTACTTCTTCCCAGGTGTCGTATATCCCTATGGACTTGACTATCATGTCAACGCCCGCCTTGCGCGCCCCCACCATCCACATAGGTACGTGGTAGGCATAGAAAAACGGTTCGCCTGCGACCGTACCGCGCACCAACTCAAACACGCAATTACCGAACGCATCAAACTCGAACGCGCCAGCCTTTAGCACATCTGCCAGGCTTTGCCCGTGCAGGTTGATGCTACCTAAGTAATCCTCCAGGGGAAATGTTACCGTCGCGGGTATGCGGGAATCACTCGGTTCGGTCGTGGTAAGTTGCACCCCCGCACGCTGTCGGGTAGGAATGAACCCATCTCCTACCACCATATCCGTTTTATCGTTGATGATACGACGAAGGGTAGGGGAGTAATTAACAAGCCCCATTAGTTCTTTCAGAAAGGTGCTGTCCTGGTCGAAAAAGCGAACCCATTGCAGCCCTGCGTCTATCCTTCGCCTTACGGGTTCGTTATACAGGTCGTCGTCTGCTATGGGTGTTTGCCCTGGGAAGATAGCAGCGGATGCAAGGAAGTCACTTTTTGGTTTTTCCGAAAATCCCGGTTTTGCCCTTTGTGCTTTGGTCATGCGTTGGTAGTTGTGGCAGCGGTGCGCCTGGTTGGTTATCAATGGCCGGGATAGGGGGCATTACAAGCGTTTCCCCTTCTTCGTCAATGTACCGCGAAGCGCGGGGGTGATCCATTTGTAACCACCCCCGCATCTCTTCTTCGGTCATATTGCACAGCGCGATGCGCCGTACACCTCCCCGGCCTGCGGGGTCTGCGCCTACATAGCACAGTTCCCCGCATCCCGGTCTTATTCTCATACAAGTGCGCTCATTACCGTTGCGCCATTCATTAGCTCAATGGCTTTTACGGTCGTGGAACAAGTAAGGGTGAGTGTTTCCTGGTTCGGGTCGGTGATGACCGTACCGGATTGCCCTTCAAAGCCCGTAAGGGTAGCGGAAAGGGTCTTTCCACCTACCTGAACATGCCCCCACACCCAGTAACGCCCGGTATTTTCGACGTGTACAGCTACCAATCCGCATGAATTGGAGGCCATTTCCTCGATGATGTTCCGGTCTGACTGATTGCGGCACGTCCAAATGCCCGTGAACGTCTGCTCAACGCTCTTTGCTTTCGTAATCGGGTCAACCGTACCCGTTTCAGTGAACGATGCCGAAAAGTCGCGGAACTCGAACTCATAGAAGTCAGCCGCCGTACTGGTCATGGTGATGCCTGTCGCCGCGCCGGATGCGTTCGTGGTCACGCTTGCAACCTCGTTCGCGTTGGCCAGGTACAACGTACCCGCGCCGCCGGAGCATAGACCTGTGGTGCAAATATTCGCTCTGCCTTGTGTCAGTGCCATAGCTATTCAGGTTTTAATAGCCGAGGGATACAAGGCTATGGTGAACGTAATTGACACCCATTTTCCAGCGCCCCTTCATGTACACCTCTTCGTCTTTCTGGTCGTACCAGATAGACAGGTCAGTACCGGGGTCGGTGATGTCCGTTGCAAGGACGCGGTTGAGCGGGGTCGTGTATTCGACGTAGTGGGGCTTCGTTGTGCCCAGGGCGGTAAGGATGCCGTCCCAACGGTGGTAAGGCATGACGGGGATACCACGGAATTGCAGCGTTTGAACACCGTTAATCATGGTAAGCAGGCCATAGTCAGCGCCCCCGCCTTCTTCGATGTCCACCAGGTATTGATTGTAAACGCTGTGCGTTACGTTGAATACCTTTTGGTTCGCCGGAAGTGCTTTCAGTTCGTTGGGTGCTTGGTCATAGACCGCCCGCAGAATGTCGATGCCGTCGCCCGCTGACAGGTCGGAACCGCTGCCCGTATTGGTGCGGGGGCAAAGGGCTTCAGCGACCAGTTCCGGATAGTACACTGTCCACAGACCATCTACGCTGTCATAGTTGGGGTCGTTGGATTTTGTATTGCCGAAGAACGCCAGGCGCTCCAGGTCAAGACGCAAAGCCTGTTGGATGCGGCCAATCAAGATAGCCTCAATCTGCGTTCCGGTCAGGTCAGGAAGGCGTGTGCCTTGATTGAGCAGTTCCTCGAAAACCGTGTCCTTGAACTCATCCCAGCAAATCTTCATGTCAATCTTCATCCGCTGCACCTCAATTTCGCGGTCATAGACTGACATATTGCCGATTGGGGTAAAGCCGCAACCCGTGTACTTGCGTACCACGTTTTCCAACTTTTCAACGAACTGCATCTTCCGGCGGTTCGTCACGTTGGGCATGATGCGGAATGAGGAACGCAATTCACTGTCGAAGAAAACGGGTTCCAGCAGGATTTCATTTGCCAGGTCACCGCGATAAGATACCGCGAACTGGCCTAATTCAGTTGTTGCCATGTTGTTGTGTTTTGGCGGTTAAAACGAATAGGAAACAGTCGCGGAACTGTTGCCGATAATTTGCGATTCGTCAATGCTGAACTGGAATTGCACTTTGGAAGCCCCGCTGTTGTTGGAGGTAGAGAATACCACCGTCCAGTCTTTGCGCGGGTCAAGTGCCGACGTAGTTACAGCAAGCGCGGCGGTTGCAGCGGAACTTTGGAAGCCCGTCGAGTATGCCTCATTACCGTCGCCGTCCGTAACGTAGAACTTGATGTAATCCGTTGCGGTCGTTGCGCCCGTCGAAGGGGTGAACGTGATGCGGCGGCCTGCCGTCGTTACCGCCCACGTAAAGGCGATGCTGTGGCGGTCTCCGTACACATCTACGCCAAACAGTTCGACGGCCTGTGCGTCGCTGCCGTCGGCTGCATACGGGTTAGTACGTGCAAGGCTTTCCTGCGTGACGTAGGATGCCCCCTGTACAAAGGAGTTTACATTAGCTGTTGCCATTGTCTTTTGTCTTTTTTCGGGTTAGCGATTGTCTTTGAGCAGCGAGGCAAAGGCGCTGAAAACCTTTTCGCGCTCCTGCCATCCGGCTTTGCGCGCTTGGGGCTTTTCGTCTTTGGCCGATCCGCCGGACGGTGCGCCCGTGGTGGCCTTCGCCTGTGCTTTCAGTGTTTTGTTTTCGGTGCGTAGCGCGGTGATTTCCGCCTCGGCCTTCGCGAGTACCTCCTCCAGTTGCTCATCGGCCTTTACGAGTTCTTCGTATTCAGCTTTTGCATCCGGTTCCAGTACCATGTAGCCCGCATCCTCAAGGGTTTTGCGTGCATCTGCCAGGGGGTCGCCCGGCGTAGGTTGCGTTTCAGGCTCGGTTTCTTCATTGAACACGGCCAGGAAACGCTCAAGCATCGTTTTGCTTTTCATGTTGCTGTCGATTGAATAGTTAAGAATAAGCGCCTCCGGCACGCGGTCGAAGCGTGCAAGCGCCGTGAATGTATCTTTTTTGTAGTCCTCTTTGCTGACCACTTCGTCAATGAAGCCAGCTTTTAGGGCTTCTTCCGCCGTAAACCAGGTTTCTGAATCCATGTACTGCAATGCAAGTGCTAATGCTGACTTATAGCTTTTGCCTTTGCGCTTCACAATGCTTTGCGCGTACACGTCGGCGATCTGCATCTCCATTTTTTCAAGGATGTCGGCCTGCTTTCTCAAGTCCTCCGCATCGCCCTCCATATATGACCAGGGATTGTGTACCATCAGGAAGGCATTTTCGGCCATTTTAACTTTATCCCCGGCCAACAGGATAACGGATGCAATAGAAGCCACGTAGCCAACGCCGAACGTTGTTACCTCTCCCGTATAGGCTGCCAATGCGTCCATGATTGCGAAGCCCTCCAGGACGCTGCCACCAGGTGAGGATATGCGAAGGGTCAGGCTATCGCCCCCTGCCATGCGCAATTCTTCGCGCATGTAGTTGGAAGAATAGCCGCTTATTTCGTTTTCCAGGTTAATTTCTTTCATATTGTTAGCCTCTCTTAGTCGTTTTGCAATCGGTTCGGCCCAGCGCAACATCGAAGCGCCTCCCCATGCGTCGTACATGATAGTGCCGCACACTTCGTTTCCATTTTCGTCCGTGTAGCTTCCGGTATTGTACACCGCCGCACGGGATAGGAAAGAGTACACGCGCTTAACGGTATCGTCTGATAGGTTTTCGCGTTGCGCTATCTGATTGGCACGTACCCACCCAACGCGCGTGCCGCACCCCGTACCGTTTTCATCCCGGTACTTCAATGCTTTCTTAGCGTTGTTCACCGCACTTTGTGGGTAGTTGTTGTACGTCGCCATGCTGCAAAGTTGCGGGAATTGTTACCTAAATTTTAGAAACCACAGGGTACTAAAAAGCCCCAGGGCGACGGATAGCCCCAGGGCGACGGATAAGGAAGTTAGGCAAAAAGGAAGTGTTATATTTTGGCTTTTTTCTTTTGTCGTTTACGTGACACTATACTCCATATTGTGCGCTCTGTTACATTCAATCTGACAGCAACATCTGTAACAGCTGCCATTTTGTGGCTATCGTTAGCTTGTAGCGCCGACGGATACCAAAGCAATGCCATGTGTCGTACTATCGTGTGCTTGCTGATATGTCCGACGGCTATCAGGTGCTTAACGGTCAACTGTGCGCCGTCGCCCGGTATGTTCGCTGCGATACTTCGAGCGTATTCATCCACCACTTCCAGCCATTCGATTTCTTCTATGCTCATACCGTGCCTCTGCTTTCCCATACCGCCACAATGCGGCGTATCTTTCCCACTACCTTAGTCCTGCAACCGCTGCACCCTATATCCTCCGGTTCGCGGGTCATGTAGCGATTCCACACGTCGAAGATATATTGCAGGTCGGCCTGCGCCCAATGTATTTTCCCCTCGTTGCGGCGTACCGCTGTAACAACATCGCCGCGTATGCTTTCGGGTATCGAAAGCGATTGCTGATATATCAGATTGGTATGGTCTATCATAGCGTAGCCTGTATTTTCAAGTTAGATGCCTCCTGCATGTCGCGGGCTATCTCCTCCGTTACTACGAAAGCCTTTAGGCGGTCTATGCGTGCGTTGATAGCATCCGTCTTTGCGTCAAGTTGCACCAATAGCCCTGCAATGTCGCCCCCTGGTGCTGATGCGGAGCGGATCGCCGCGATGTTGGGCGCACCGATTGCCCCGCCTTCGGCAAAGCCCGGTACACCTATTGCGCGGAATGTCCTTGCACCTCCTAACGCTGATTGCTGCCTCTCGTTCAGCACTACTTCGCCACGCCGGACGGTGGCCAGGACGTTATCGCCATTTGCGCGGGAGGGTATGTTCTGCCTATCGTTCACCCGTCTACCTGATATGCCGACAATACCCCCGGTGGCCAGGGGTTGGGCTATGATAGTAGCGGTTTGAGCAGCTGCCAATACCCCGGCTGCGATTGCGCCAACTATGCCGCTTTGCGCTAATGCACGGCTCACGCCTAAAGCCCCGAAAATAATGGACTGTATCACCGAAACGGCCTTCTCTTGCTTTGCCCGTTTACGACGTGCTGCGTCGGCTTCTTCTTGTTGCCGCTTTAACACTTCTTGTTGTTGCTGTATCTGCTTTTGAAGGATACGCGCCCGGATGCCCGATGCGTTTTGCGCCTGTGTCTCAAGTCGCTGTATATTGGCCTCCGTCTTGCTTATTTCTTCGTCGAAACGGCGGTTTTCAAGTTCTTGACGGCGTGCGGCAAAGGCGCTCAATATCTGAAAGCCTGCCTCCGAAAATTGCCCTATTTGGTCAAGTACCTTTTGTTTGCGCTCCTTTTCGTCCTCCTCTGACTTCTTAATTTCCTCCCGACGGATGGCAGCCCGTTTCTTGACTTGCTCGAATACCGCATCCGTTTTGGCCTTTTCGGTGCTTTTCACCTGTGCCACCTCGGTGTTAGTCAACACCAAAGAACCGATCCCAGGTAGTGGCGCACGTAACCCCGCATCCGCCGCGCGTTGACCCTCCAGGCGTAGCCGTTCGATGTTCTGAACCTGTTGCTCTAACCTTGCTTCAATGGCTGCTATGGATGCTACCACCCTCCGCTGTGCTGCTTCGCCTATGGTGTTTTCGAGTGCTTGCTCCAATCGGTTCTTTTCGGCTTGCAGGGCTGCAACACTGCCTTCTACAAATGCCTTTTGGGTAGATGTGCCTAACTGCTTTGCTTGTTCGGTTCTACGCTTTGCTTCGCGTTCTGCGTCCTTTGCTGCTTCATCGGCCAATAGCTTACGCTGCTTTTTATCTTCTTCGCGTATCTTTTTAGCCTCATCCGCATAGACTTTGCCAGCCTCTACACCCGCTTCAGCAAATGAACCCGTGGCAAACAGCGTCTTAATGCCTGCTGCGACACTACGAATAAGGGCGGGGGCTTGGTTCAAGAACTGAAAAAATCCCGTTACAACGTTGTTAAGGAACGCCCGGCCTCGTTTTTGCGCCACTTCAATCTCGAACGAATAGTCCGCAAAGGCTTCATTGTACGCCGCCTGGCTTTCTTCGAGCGCTAAGTTAGCTTCGTATAACTCTTTTTGTTGCGCTTGGTATTCGTTCGTACTTTCGATTATCCCGTTTTGGGTGTTCAGTATGTCACCCAGGGTAAACAAAAAGCGTTGCCCCACATCTTCGCCTGGACCACCGAACACATCAGCGATTACGGTTTGTAGCTGCGACCCTTGCACCCCGCTTTCTTTGAGGGCTGTGGTTACTTTGCCCAGGGCTTGCGAACTTGTGATGCTCCCATTGTTGATGTTGCCGAACAGTTCATCCGTGAACTCTTTGCCCAATGCGTTTTGCAATGCGTCGCGCGTGGCCTTCGTCTGTTCACGGATGCGTAGCCCGAACTCCTTTACCGCGTCTAACCCCTTATCGGAATAGATACCCTCCTGCGATGCGGCAATGGATACGGCCAGAAAATCCTCCGCGCTTGCACCCGCGTCGCGGAACTGTGCGGGGTATTCGCGTAGTATGTCCAGGAACTCCCCTTGAGCGTTCGCACCTTTGCGGAATCCGGCTTCTACCAGGGTTAACGCCTCGGTGAACGTAACGCCCAACTCCTTCGATACAGTGTTAGCGGCGACGGCTATCTCTTGAGCGCTTTCGTTGTATGTCTCTGCAATCGCCTTGCTTTGCGCCGCACCTTGTTGCAGGGCTTCGCCTGTTTGCCCGGTCAGGTTGGCTATATCGTTTTGCAGTTGCCGTGTTTCCTTTATTTGCTCGTTCAATCCGGCGAAGATGTCCGATATGGCATTGAAGGCGGTAAAGGCTACCAACAAGCCCCCAAAGCCTTTGCCCAAAGCCCCGGTCTGTCCTTTCAAGAATCCTATACTGTCGGACATATCGCCGATGCTGCCACCTATGCGAGGGAAGAACTGCGATAACGCCTCGGTGTACCCTCCGACGTTGCGCTGAAACTGTCCTACATCCGCGTCAATCTTCTTTAGTCTACGGTCAAGTAGGGTAATCTCCTGCAGCAAGTCCTGCGCCTCCTGCGTGGCCTCTTGTTCGGCGGCTGCCATGTCCTTGTACCGATGCCGTAGGTCGTTCAACCGTTTGGACAGTTCGCGATACGTCGCCCCGGCCTTGTTTGAGTTGGTCAGTTCCTCCTGCCTGGCCCGCACCTGTTCGCGCACCTCCTTATTTACCTCTGCCTGCTTCGCCTTTAGGTCTACCAACTCCTTACCCAGACGTGAAATATCGTCCGTGCTTGTTGCTGCCTTAAGTGCCTTTTGCACCTCGGTAATCTTCCGGCGTAGTTCCTCTGCAGCCGTTACCGCGTCCTGTGCGCCTAATATCTCTATCGAAAAACCTAATTTCGTTTCCATTACACTACATCTTTTAAGACTATCATATACGTTGCGCCGTCGTAGTGCGAAACGCTGTCAATCGTTACTATAAGCCCCGCAACGGTGTATTGAACCGTCGGTATCATGCGCTGCCCGTTTTGGTACACCTCAAGCGCAACGTTTAGATTCGTTGCGGCCAATACGCCGGACGTTGAAGGTAGCGTAATGACGTTGCCTTGCTGATTCTCGAACAGGCCATAGTAGCGCAACGCCGTTACGGTTTGCCCCTGACCTATCACGCCCGTCACCGCACCCAATTGCGTTAGCCCGTTGGGTGATGCACCCTCAAGCAGTACAGGGCCTACTATCTTGGATAAGTCTGCCGTCGTGGGTTGCGCGTCAAGCAGTAGCCTGGTGCGTGCAGTCCGGTTGCGAACTAATGAATAGCCCTCTATCTCTTGCAGTAGATAACGGTCGCCACCCACATGTATGGGCTTTCTGAAAGACAATGCAGATACTTCGTTCTCCGGCCAAAGGGCGTATAAGGTCAACTCCTTACCTACCTCCTGCCTTTTCAAGTCCTGCATGTGGAAAGTTTTCAGTAACCCCTTAGGCACATACCCGAAATTGGTCAGTTCATCGGCAAACGAAAGGCTAAAGTCTATACCGCTTGCATCCTGATAATTCACCTGGAAGGCCATAGGGTAGTCATAGGCGACGTTGGCCGATGTGTCAGGGTCGTACATCAAGATATAGCCATCGTCACCCGTGCGCCGTCCTGCGAAATATAGCAGGCGTGGGTTTAATGTGTAGTCCGGCTTTGCGTCCGGTTCTTCGTAGTAGTCACCCCCATATACGACGGGTATCTGTGCCAACTTCCCGCCGCTGCTAATGCCGTTATCCAGGACGTGCAACGTCTTAGCGAAGTAGGAGGTGTACATCCAATTGCCCCCAGCGGGATAACGGTCGGTCGGGAATCTGTAACGCGCGCTATACAGGTTTGAGGCGGTGCGCTTTTCGATATTCTCAACCGTAACGTCACCCGTACCCCATGCAAACACCTGGTCTTGCACCCTCGAAACGTCTATCTGCATTTCGCCGTTCTGCGAAACGTCTATGCGTTGCGTTATATCGGTTGCATCCGTCGTTACGAAGAACCCATCCCGCGTTACGGTGGTAGGCGATCCGTCGCCCCCTGTTCGGTACGATACGGTATATTTGTCTTTCGGGTATGCCCTGACTGTTTGCCCTATATTGTCGGTCTCCCATGCAAGGTTGAATATTCGCGTTGCGTCGCTTATGAAGTCTTTGACAAACCATGTGCCAGGAATCAGGTAATCATACTCCAGGGTCTCCCCTAAATCCCAGGCTTCTTTTTCGGCTTCAACAAATAGTGTCCATTCCGATGTATAGACCTCCGGCGGGTTGCCTCCGTATTCTTTAGGATACCATTGCACCGTCACCACATCGCCCGCTGTCAGGTTGCCACTCCAGGTGAACAACTGCGCCCCGACGGTCGCAAAGTCTAATGTCTCCTTTATCGTGCCATTGACCAAGACGTACACTTCGTTCTGTCCTTCGTTGAGCGTACCAAATAGCACGTTGAAAGATACAGATACGCTGTACAAGGCGCTGATGGGCGCGGTGTACTCCCCGGTCGTGGTGTCGTAGTTGTTGCCGTTATCGAAGTTGGGGGGTGTGGTATCATCGTCAAAGATAACGTCCGTATAAACCGCGCTTGTAACGTCGAGTGTAGCCAACGACGCTTGAGCGTTCACCGTCGCCTTGATGTGGTCGCCGTCAAGTTGCAGCGGTACGGGTATTATCAGACGGCTGAAAGGCTCAACATCAAAGCAGGATTCAAACTTGTACCCTATGCTTGCAAAAGCCTTTGACAAAATTTGTCCAAAGGAAAGACAGGGGGTCAGTTCGGTGTATCGTACCGATGTTTCAAGTTCCCATTGCCGCCACTTGACCAGGGCAAAGACTGTTTCCTGCGTCGCCGGGTCAGCGTTGCCAAGGCTGTCGTAGTTGGCTTTCGTTAGGGTAACATCTCCCCACCCCAAAGAACGCACCAAAGTATTAGATATGGCGCTGAACCAGTCCGCATTGTTGCCGAAAAAGGCAATTTTGTAGCCTGTGGTTTGTAACCCGTGTACCCCAAAGCCTTGCTCAATGGTGTTAACCTGTATCCTACCTGATGCAATGGGTACACCGTTGACTTCTATTGTTGCCGGGAGTTGTTTTTGCTTATCGGATGTGCTTCGCGCTACGTCTAAGTGCTGAAATATGGCATGGTTCGTCTTGGTTGCGGGAAGTTCAAAGGTGCGCGAAGAGTGCGCCCCGGCTATGCTGCCTGGCTGCGTGCCTTGTATGGCGATGCTGATAGCAAGTTCCGCACCTTGAGATAAGTCGGCACGTTGCCCGGATATGTATAGCGCAATGTCTTTCAAAGCTCCTGCGTGTTTTCGGCTGCCAATACCAGGGTAAATCTAACATCTTGTTGGCCTGTACGACTGACTTCTATGATAGCATCCGACGGCTCAACTGTAACGGGTATGTACTGACCGCCCTCCAATAGGTAGGCCTCCGGGCTTCGTCTCAAAAAACGCAACCAGTCCGCCGTTTCATTGTCCAGGGGTTCGGTAATGTCGTAGCTGACCTGGCTCGATATGTCCGTTTTCACTATCCCGCGCGAATACGGTTGGATGGGTGGGTTAGTATCAATATCCCATGCGGGCGCAAATTGCCCTATTTGCCCTGTCGTTCGGTCTTGCTTTTCAATGCGTCCTTTGAAGGTGTATTGCTCCGCACCCCCGTACTTCCCAAAGAAGAACACGCGCTTCTCCCATGCACAGTTCGGCACGATGTCGAAACGGCGTACTTCGCTTTCCCGTACATACGCGCTGCTATTCCAATAGCCGACGGATACAGTGTAATAGTCCACAGAGCTGAACGAAGTAGGAAACGTACCGCTTCGGATGGTCCAGCTACCTGTACCTAATATCTGTGCTGGCCCTGCTTTGATTGTACGCATCCCTTCGGCACTCGTATTGTTGCCGGAGTTGACTACAACATTGCGCACTTCGCTGCCTGCTGCGTTGTAGAATATGAAGTTGGCGGAATCTGTACCGCGTTGTAGGTAGGATAGAAAACAGCCGTCCTGCGTGCCTACGTCCTGGGCGCTCGGTGCGGCGCTCAAGAACTTGAAATCTCCGGTGGCCGATGGCTGATAGTATTCCCGCACCGTGTAAGAGGATAGGGGAGTGACGGCGTTGACGGCGTATAAGGTATTGGATGTTTCACCGCTCCCGGACACCGTTTCAAGAAAGCCGCTGCTGTTGCGCACCTCAAGTTGTGTGTATAGGTAGTACGGCGTGAACGCATCCGTATTTGCTATGAAACCCTTAGTGGTCAGTTCACCAAAGAACGTTGTTTTCTGATATGAGTACGGGGCAGTGGCACGCGATACGAAAGAACGCACGTCTATATCAAAGTCGTACCCCGTGGCGCTTGTACTCCAGGACTTACGCCACGTACCGACGGCTGTACTGTTCGCGTATAGTGTGCAGATAACGTTTTCCGCATCCGCCGTTGATGTGCGGTTATTGCGGATAAATTGCGGGTGTATGGGTGTGCTGACCGTGTCCGGGTATATCGTGAACGCCATGCCTATCTGTTAAGTACTGACTGAAAAAATGTCCTTATCTCCGTATCCCATAGTATTTCCATGCCTTTGCGGATGACTTGTTCAATCTCCTGCTCCTTTGACAGCAAAGCCACTTCAATGAACCCCGTGCGCTTGCCCGTCTGACTGAACCGCGCACTGTTTCGCGTGGGCATACCTTCGCGTTTATGCTTTGAAGCAATTGCAAAGGCGATCCCCAGGGCTTCTTTATCGCTTGCGCCCATCCGCTTTTTCGCGTACTCCTTTAGCCCCTCGATGTACTTTGAACGCGGTGCGCCGCTATTGGGCGTGTAGGGTATCCTGTCCTTTGGTATCCCTGCGTTGAGATATGCCATGTAATCCGGCACATAGCCTTCAATGCGGATACCTCCGGCAAAGGGTACTTGCACCGTGGATATATTGCGCACGGCCTGGCCTGTCAGTTCGTGGCCTTGCTTTCGCCATTCTAAGGCTACTGCCTCGGTCGCTATGCGGGATATTTCGTTTACATCTAACATGCCCCTTTAGTCGTTACAGTGAACGTTACAACCACGCTGCAAAGACGTTGCGCACTTGCAAAACTGTCGTATGTGGTATTGATATTGCCCGTAATGGCAGCGTAATCCGGTGCGTTGGATAGGTTGAGCGCATCCCATTGCGTTTTGAACCCCGCTGCCATGCCCTCTAAGGCCGCCCATTGTTCTAATTGTGTGGATGCATCCGCGCTCCCGTCGTTGTTGTACCCTTGCAAATCGTCGAAAAACAGCGTTACGTTGTACGTACGCTGTCGCCGGATACTGTCCTGCACCATTGTGGGTACGGCCATAAACACGCGGGGAAAGGATTGCACATCACCGCTTTGCGGGTCAGCGCCCCGCGCACGGTCGGACGGCCAACCAAAGGCGAAGGATTGCACCCCGCTGACCGCCAGGGATGCCGTGCGTATGTTGTCGTGTAGCGTTTCGATGTCCATAAGGTGCAAGTTGGTTGTTTTTCGGGGCTTTACTTAGAAACCCGTGCGGATTATTTTTGCTTTTGCATCGCCTCGGCTATCTGTGCCTCCGCTGACTTCGCTGCTAAGTACTGCATGGCTTCGTATAGGTTGGCCTTGCACGCGCTTTCTATGGGCGTCAGTCCGGCAATATTGAATACGCCGCACTCGGCCAGGTGCTTAATCAACAAGTACCATCCGAACCGTTCCCTTAGTCGTTTATCGCCTGCGTTGCCCCCACCAGCATATAATTCAGGATAGCGTTCGCGTATTTCTCGCTTTGCCTTCCCAAAAAAAAACCTACCTGATAGAGGTCGTGCATATTCATGTGTGCCTCTAATACCTTTCGCCCTTGCTCATACTGTTCTTCGCTATACGGTACACCCTCCGGACGAAGCAGGACGGCTGCGATATCCAACATGGCCATGTAGTCGCCGTGCCTAACGCTTTGCATCGCCTCTTCAAATTGTGCGGCCTCTGCGAACTCTATCAGCGTGCTGCGTTTCATTAGCCCGTCGGGTAGGGTATAGCGCTCCCCTGCAATGTCAAACACTTGCTTTGCTTCGTTTTTCGGCTCGGTGCGAAGGGCTTTCATTATCACCTCAAACAAATATTCAAGTGTGCCCACCAACATGAAACGCTCTCCAATACCGTTGCAGGCTTGCAGGGGAACACCAGTGAAATGTGATACCGTGGCAGCCATGTAAGGCAGGTACGTTTTGGCGTACCAACCTATCCCCATGACCTTTTCTAATGCCTTTGACTGTTCTTGAGCGGATGCATACTCGTTGTATATCGCCGGAAAGTACGCCGCCGTCTTTTTCGGTGCGCTCCCGTCGTTTACCATGCGCATCACCCCGCCCGCGTCCGTGCCGTACTTCTTTTCGTACTTCTTAACCTCTGGCTCCAGGCGTGCAATAATGGCTTGCTGTTCTGCCATTGCCTGTAACTGTTCTGGGAAATTAGGGGCGATATGCTGCACGTAACGCAGGAAGGTACGCACGGGTATATCTCTCCACGTGTCTGGGCAGGTGTACCGCTCATCGCTACCCTCCAGCTTAAATAGCATCATTGCGGCGGGCTTTACGGGGCTTTGGTAGGCTTTTTTCGGACGTGGCGATAATATCCCTGTCCTGCGCCGATTGTTCCTCCTGTGGCTGTTCTTGAGCGTTGTATTCGTATCGTACAACGCTTTCGGGGCGCTTTGCTAATGGCGGGGTAGGTATGCCTACCTTTCGGCACGCTACCTCCAGGGCTCGAAATGCCATGTTAGCGCTCCGTCCGTTGGCCGTCCATTGCCCGCGATGCTTTAGCATGATTTCGCGTGCTTGCTCGTATGCGACGGCTATCACCGCCTGCAATTCTTCTTTCATTTTTGCCTGTGTCTTTTTCATGTGTCTTTTTTTAGCGGGAGCCTGCGAATGAACTCCCCGCGCTTAGGAAAGTGTATATGTACCTGGCCGCGTCAACGCTGTGATTGTGCGCGTCCATTGGTACGCTGTGTTTTTTATCGTTCCATTGATATAGGTTCAGTTCGCGCTTCAAATTATGACTTTCGGGGCTTATAACTATCGTGAAGTCCTGCATAGCCCTAATACCATTCAGTACGCTATCAGGGCCTTTCTCTGCCTTTTGTGCGTTGATTTGATAGTTCTGCATGTCGGTAAGCAGTCGCGGTTCGGAAGTATCGCATATCACCGCCGTTTTGCCCCCTGCTATCTCCTTTACACGTCGTTTCACATCTTCAGCACTTAGTTGGGTTGCATACATTTCTTCGTGTAGGTAGATGATGCGTCGCTTCTTATCCACGGCACACTTGACCATAGCCAGGGGATCGGGGAAATATCCAAAGTCCAGGCCATAGGCATAGGGCAGCGACGTATCGAACGCCCCCTCCCTCCAATTTTGGAAGATAGCGCCTTCAGCTTTGTCCAACCATTTGCCCAGGAACCTATGTGCATACTTTTCGGGTCGTTCTACTTTCAGCCGTTCGATGTTGCCCAGATAGTCCGCACTTAGGTACTGCCTACTGCTGTGGTACGTCGTATGGATGTGCGTTAGTTGCGGGTGCGTGCTGATAGGTATTTGATGCCCGTCTATGTCGATGTGCCGCGTGTGTCCGGCAAACCA